GGTCTTAAGCACCTTAAAGTTATCAAAGAAGACACAATCAACAAATGGGACAAGTTAGGGTTCCTTGAAGGCCTTAAAGGTCACCTAAAAGAAAACGTAGCGCAACTTTATGAAAACCAAGCGTCATATTTGATTAACGAAGCAACTTCTGATGGTTCATCAGGTTCTTTTGAAACAGTTGTTTTCCCAATCGTAAGACGTGTTTTCTCTAAATTGTTAGCTAACGATATCGTATCAGTACAAGCTATGAACTTACCAATCGGTAAATTATTCTACTTTGTACCTAAAATCCAAGGTTTCAGTGGTGGAACAAACACACAATGGACAAATGTATCATCAGGTGACCATTACGCACCTGTAGGTTCTCCAGGAAATTATCCTGGTAATCCTAATGCAGGTTACACAACTGGTACAGGAAGTAACAACGCTACTTTCTCTAAAAACCTTTATGACCTTTTCTACGAAGGAACTGAGCCAGGTCTTGACCCAGCAGGTTTATTCGACTATTCAAAAGGTCGTTGGTCAGCTGTTACATCAGCTGCTGACATCCAACAATGGTATAACGGTTCATTACAAAATGCAGTAATATCAGGTTCAACAACTGGTAATGGTGTTATCGCATCAGGTAACCACAGAAAAGTTATCATCAAAATGTGTGGATTCGCTGATACAGGTGCTGGTAAACTTATCGGTCCTGATGGAAACGAAATGGACACTGAGTCATTCTTAAGTGACCTTATCGTTTATACAGGTGCTGGTTTAACAATCGCATCTGATTCACCTTGTGCTGTTTCTACAGGAGCATTATTGTTTAGAGTTGTTACTCAACAATACGGAAAAGGTATTGTACAATATGGTACAACAACTAACACAACTTGGCCTTCAACAGGAAATGGTGGTTCTTTCAAGAACATTTGTGACGCTAACGGATGTATATATCTTGAAGTAGATTTATCTTGTCCAGTATGTGCTGATTGTAACTCATCTTCATTAGATGGTTATACAGGTACAACTATCGACGAAGCTTTAACTTCAACTTCATTCTATACAGCTTGGAGACGTTACGAAGAATTAGAATTCGAAGATAAAATCGGTGAAGTATCATTTGACCTTGAGTCAGTAACAGTTTCTGTAACTGAAAGAAAACTCAGAGCACAATGGTCTCCTGAATTAGCTCAAGACGTTGCAGCATTCCACAACATCGACGCTGAAGCTGAACTTACAGCTTTATTGTCAGAACAAGTGGCAGCTGAAATCGACCGTGAGATTCTACGTGACCTTCGTAAAGGTGCAGCTTGGAACTTACGTTGGGATTACAACGGATGGAGAAGAATTTCTTCAACTACTTCTTACACTCAGAAAGATTGGAATCAAACTTTGATTACAGCTATCAACCAATTATCTGCTCAAATCCACAAGTCAACACTTCGTGGTGGAGCTAACTGGATTGTTGTATCAAGTGAGGTTTCTGCTATCTTTGATGACTTAGAATACTTCCACGTATCTAACGCTTCACCTGAGCAAGACCAATACAACATGGGTATTGAAAGAGTAGGTACCTTAGCTGGACGTTACCAAGTATATCGTGACCCTTATTTCCCATCTAACCAAGTGTTAATCGGACATAAAGGTACATCGTTACTTGATACTGGTTACATCTACGCACCGTATGTACCTCTTCAATTAACTCCGACTATGTATAATCCATTCAACTTCACACCGATAAAAGGTATTATGACCCGTTACGCGAAAAAAATGGTAAATAATAGATTTTACGGAAGAATTACTGTAGATGGTGTTCGTACATTCGACGTGAGAGAATTAAGATAATTAATTCTTAAATAGAAAAGAAAAAAGGTCAGAGAAATCTGACCTTTTTTTTTATTACTACTTGAAACAATCGAAGTTATGGTTATATTTATAATATATGAAAAAGATTGTTTTAGAAGAAAATATTGTTGACGAAATTATAAGGTTGTACAATGAAGAAATGTTAGGTAGCCCATCTATATCTAAAAAAATAGGAATTCACAAAACGGTAATAATTAGAATTTTAAAAGAAAATGGTGTTGATGTTGGTAAATCAGGAAGAAAATTTAAAGGTGGTAAATCTGAAAGTGATAAAAGATACTATATAAAAAATAGAGAAAAAAGATTAAAATATTTTTCAGATTGGCAAAAAGAAAATTATGAACATAGAAAAAAATATATGGATGAATATCGTGAAAAAAACAGCGACAGAATCCGTATAGTTAAAAGAACATACGAGAGAACTCGTAAAGCGAATGACCCCCTCTATAAACTAATCTCAAATTTTAGAACTGCTATTTATCAAGTATTAAAAGAAAACAACGTTGATAAAAACGGACATTATTTCGAAATTCTAAAATACTCACCTCAAGAACTCATATCTCACTTAGAAAAACAATTTAAAGATGGTATGACGTGGGATAACTATGGGGAATGGCATGTCGACCATTCTGTTCCTCTATCATCATTCAATATAAAAGAAATCGGGGATAGTGAGTTTATGAAATGTTGGTCTTTATCTAATCTTCAACCAATGTGGGGAGAAGAAAATATAAAAAAATCAAACAAAATTTTATGATATTTATTTAGGAGATGAAACTTCTAAGTGTTGTAAAAAGAATAATAACAGAATCAATAAGTAATTACTCAGATTCTATTGTGGATTATATTGCAAGTAAAGAAAGTTTTAAATCTAAACCTTACAAAGATTCAGGGGGATTATTAACAATTGGATACGGAACAAGGTTAAAATATTATCCTGAACTGAAGGATGTAAAAACTATTAGTCAAAATCAAGCAAAACAATATCTAAAAAAACACATCGATGGGAATGTCAAATCAGCAATTACCAAGTATGTTAAAGTCCCTTTGGACCAAAATAAATTTGATGCTCTTGTGTCGTTAATATATAATATTGGAAGAAAAAATTTTATTAATTCTGAACTTTTGAAAAAAATTAATTCCTTGGATGATTATGGGATTAGAAGGGAATGGTTAAAATGGAACAAAGACCGAAAAGGAAATGTGTTGAATGGTTTGAATACAAGACGACAAGAGGAGTTAAATTTATTTGGTAGATTTGTGAAAGGATAGATATTTATTATATTATGATTAAAGGTTATAAATTTTTGATTAACGAGGAAGAAAAATCTCGTATTTTGAATCTACATCAAAATCGTACTCGTTCTCAATATCTTAATATTTCAGAACAAGACGATGACATTTATGACGCTTGGTCTTATGAATCACCAAGTGGAGAAGACGAAACTATATCAGGAGAAAAAGAAACTGAAATAGAAAAAAAAGATAATACAAAAATAAGTTTTGGTACTGATTCCGCACCTAAACATCCAAATCAAATAACAAATGTTCAAACACAAGACGAAACTGGCGATGACAAATATGAACAAAAACCAACCATTCAATCTTTAACTCCACAAGACGCGGCAGAATTAGAATTAACAAAACAAAAAGAATTATCACAAACACCAAATTCACAAACCAAAACAGAATTTGTTCCACCAAAAACTCATAGTGATGGTGTTTCTCAAATAACCGAAAAGTTAAAAAGTTTGGGGTACGATACCACAAATATTGGGACCGCTGTTTTACAATTTTTAGAAAAAAACAAACCAAGTTAAGTTTATGAAAAGGAAAGAATTAATACTACTCGAAAATAGATTAAGAAAACTTTTAAAAGAAGATACTATTATAGACCCTGATGACACCTCTATAAAAATAGAAGTTGCTCCAGGAGTAAAACTACCCCCAAAAGGTCCATCTGGAAAAAATTTTGATTTTATTTTGGATACTGGAAACAATTCATCAATGTCCTATAACAGAAAAGTTAGACAACCAATTGAAACTAGTGGTGATAATTATGAAAAATGGACCACGTCTACTTATGATAAAGGAGTTGTTAGATATAAAAATACAAGTGGAGTAGTAATGTATTTTTATGCCAAACAGGACCCTGCTGACCCTCAAATGCCGGACGTAATAGGACTTATGGGTAATACCTCAACGTCAGATTTGGATAATTTTAAAACTCAGGAACAATGGAACAATTTTGTTAAAAGAATCAATTCTAAAAAAGCTAAAACTTCTTCTGTTGGGGTTACAGGTGTAGATAAAAATACAACTACTCAAATACAACAATTTATTTCAGATAATTTTAAGGATTATGTAACATATCTTGGTACAAAACCTGTTGATGGGTATTGGGGTGTTAAAACAGACGAAGCAATTTTGAGAATTATACACGATATAGAACAAAAAACAAAAACTTCAAACTAAAATGACTGCGGCAAACGTTGAAAAAACCCAATCAAAAACTTCTAAAATAGGTTAAAAAAATTAATTTTCTTGATTATTTTCTTCAGGTCTTCCTAAAACACGAATTGACTTGGAAATAACTTCACTTTCTCCTATTGAAAAACAACCTTGTTCGTAAGCGTATTTAACAGCTTGAGTTAAAATATAGGTCGCATTTGCTTTATTCATTGTGGTTAAAATTAATTCCAATTGAGTATCACTTTCAAGAGTGATTAGGTTGAATAACTTACCAAATTGTTTTTCTGATTCCATATTACGTAAAATATAGTTTAATTTCTTGAAATAATCAATTTTAAAGGGTATTTATATATTATGTCGAAAGATATCATCGATTTGGCTTTAAATCAAATTAAGGGGAGAAAAAACCCATTAGATGAGATGACCACCGCTAATGGTGCTGGCGCTTATAGTATTCCGTTAACACCAGGTACAAGAATATTTGATAAAGATACGTTGGAACCATACACAATTAAAGTTTCAAAGTATGACGACGCTCAGTTAGCTTATGATAGTTATGATGGAAAATTAAATGTTCCAAAAAAGAAAGCTAAACAAATGGAAAAACGAGCTAGAAAAATTTCAAACTATATTAAAAATCATCCGAAATTAAATGATGATGATGGAGATGTAATCAATCCAAACCCTAAGTCATTAAAAGAAGCTTCATCTGTTGATGGTGGTTTATATAACGGACCCATCGAAATAGGATTGAAAAAATGGAAACCAAGTGAAGTTGCCCCTTTTTCAAAATTTGTTAAAAACAAACCCAACAAAGATAAAATTAAAAAAGGGTTAAAAAATAATATTAAAAAAGAGGTCGGAAAATGGGAAAAAGGTATAGATGGTACGTATGAAATCGATACACATCCTGTTCATACAATAAAAGAAGATTTGGCGGTTTGGTTTGGAAAAAAGAAAAAACCAAAGGGAAGTTCCCAACCAAAAGGTCCTTGGGTCAATATATGTCGAAAAGTTAATGGAAAACATCCCCCCTGTGGGAGACCCGAAGCCACAAGTAAGGGGTATCCAAAATGTAGAGCAGCTGGAGTTGCAGGAAAAATGAGTGATTCACAAAAACGTGCGGCTTGTGCTCAAAAACGAAAAGCAGAAAAAACACATTCCAAATCAGGTACAGGAAACAAACCAAAAATGGTTTCTTATAAAACCAAAAAGAAGGTAAATGAAATGGTTAATAAAATTATTTCTTTACTAAAAAATTAACAAATTTTAACAATTTTGTTTATTGACAAATTTGTGGTTTATGATTTTATGCTTACATTTGAAGTATGAAAACAATCGTAATCACCCTCGGACTCCTTATTGGACAAGTATTTGCTCAAAGTATCAGTATTGATAGAATTGTGAATATTATTCATTATCCAGCAAATGATATAGTCTACCAAACAAATGGAAAATTTCCTTTTGATTCTTTAATCAATCCTAAATTTTTTAATGAAAGGACAGCTGTTATAAATTCTCCTAAAAGACGTTATGTTTATACCAAGTTTGATTTTAGTAAGAAAAAAGTTTCGACCATCTACCACGGATATTTTACTGGCTCAGTAGATTCAATTTCTTCAATTAAAGTGTTGAATGACCATCAAATTGAAGTTAATATATCTGTCAAAAGTGATGAAAGACAAAGTAGAGAAGATATGGATTTGGCTCCAGGTCAATTGGTAAAATATCTATCCTATATTATAGATTTGAAAGAAAACAAAGTTACTATGAACTATCAATGTACAAATTATGGTAGAATTTACTCAGGTGTTTTAATTGAAAAAACTCTCGATAAATTACGACTAAATATATACGAGTAATCTTTATATAACATATTTATAAAAGTTGGGTCCTTGACTCAACTTTTTTATTTTCTAAGTATTTATTAATAAAAACAAAATGAAAAAAGTTATTAGACTTACAGAATCAGATTTATACAGAATAGTAAAAAGAGTAATTTCTGAACAAGACCCACCAACTGGTGGCGTACAGACATCAACAACCAACACCACAACCACTACAACACGTAGTCCCCAAGCTCCAAAAAGAAAAATGGGCTATGAATGGCATGCTGAAAAAATAGAAGATATACTTAGAAAATTGTTATATGTTATAGAAGCTAAAGATTTTTGGGATTTACAAGGCAAGATTCAGACCGCGTTCAGAAATCCAAAACTAAAACAATTTTATATCGAAAAGTATATCATTCCATTAGGTAGATTAGTTGACCCTAATAATGCAGAAAAAATGGGTGAAGCTCTTCTTGATGAATACATATCAAAACGCCCTAAAAATTTTCACAAAAGTGGTTTGATTTTTGATATACGGGATACTAACATTGGGAAAGCTTTAGTACGTAGAATAGAAGCAATTAAAAAACAAGATGTGCCTAATTAGGTAAAGAATCTTTTTGAATAACATTACTAAGAGTTGGGGTAGTAGAAACAACCTCAACTTTTTTTTGCTCCAAAGTTTGAGTGGTGAGAATTTTTATTTTTTTCTTAATTGGTTTTTTTATTTCAACAGGAATTGAATCAGACATAACAGGTTCAATGACACCTTTATTTGGGTCATAAGGACCCTTAGGTTCATCGAAATCAATTGAATTTACAACAATTAATGAAATAAAAAGTATGGGTATAACATATAATAATATTCCCCCAATTAAAAATCTATTGTATTTTGTTATTGATGAGTGCTTCATAAATGTTTGATAATGAATGTTTTACATTCGACCTAATTTCAGTTTCCATTTCTTGTCTTCGTTTTTCAACTTCTTGGTCAAATATCTTAGACAAACGTTCAAATGTTTTTCCAAATATATCAATGGTGTAACTATATGAATGATTAACAATGGTCATCTGATGAATTTCAATAATAATGAAGATACTTTTATCATCACTTTTAATATACCTTTTATTTGAAATAGGTGATATTAAAAGAGCGGTACTTCTTTTCAATATAAGATGTTTACAAATTGTGACACATTCCCTTTCATAATCGGTATGTTTCTTATGGGATTCGTTTATTCCATATCGACACACAACAATATATGATTTCTGAAAGAAACGTTTTAATTTATGTAACTTAGTTTGAATTGACATATTCTTTACAAATATAAGTATAAAACAAACATAAATCAAAAAAAAATCCCCTTGTCGGGGATTTCTTATTGGTTAATTATTTTAACAATATGGGGGTGAACATTTTTTCTTTCCATCAAGTCCTTTCATACGTCCTTGGCAAACCTGTACGGCGAACCCGTTCGAATAAGCTGAGGGATAAACCTTAAACTTAGCCTTTGCGGCCGCCTTACCACGAGCACAAAGTTTTGTACCACTTTTTTTTCTTCCTTCCATTACAACATCATCCATATCCATTTCTACATCGGTATGTTCTTGAGTCTCATTCATTAGGAAATCAAATACTTGGTCAATAGATTCTTTTGCGGTTGCGATGTGGTCTTGAGCCCAATCGTGTCCGTTTTCTAAAATATTGTGAAGTGTTCCTTTATCTTGTTCTAATAGAATTCCTGTTTGTCTGTGGATTTGTTCTAAGTTTGAAAAGAACATATATCTATCTGTATGTTCTTCGTGAGTTTCTTTAATAACTTTTTGAATTAATTTAGTCAAATCCGATTCAGATAATTTTACAATTTTTTTCATAGTTATTTGATATCGAATTCATCAACAACCGTTTCAGGGTCTATCATATTAAGGTCGATTAACCTTTTTGTTAATTCTTTTTTACCAAGTTTTCTTAAATAACGAACTACAATTGGAGGAATATCATTTTCATATTTTCCAAATAATGTTTTCATTATTTCAGCTTCTTTTGGTTGAGGTTCGAAATCAGCTTTTGAACGAGCACCTCTCATTCCTGATTTTCCTTTTTCATAAGATTTTTCATCTTCAGTTTCATTTATGACTCTATTAATTAAACGAGTTAAATCTGATTCTGTTAGTTTGATTGTTTTTTTCATAACTTTTTTATTTAAGCATTTAATCCATTTCCACCAAGTAATACGGTATTCATTTGAACAACCGCCTTATTTTGTGCATTTGTAAAAGTTGCGTGTGGTACAACAACGGAAATTGTTCCCCCTGAACACAGAGCTTGACATACGTCGACATTCCCCCCTGTACTTCCTGATAATGGCGTCATACATAGAGTACAAGTATTATAAGGTCCATAAGGGAAAAATGAGTTAATTGGTAAACTTGATGTTGTACCTGATGTCAATGTTGCACATCTCCCATCGGGTAACTGATATATTTTTGTAAAATCTATTCCCGTATCATCAATGATGATTTCAACTTTTGTTAAATCTGAACAAGTCGTTGCGGTAACATTTCTAATTGCCATAATTTTTCTTTATAAATAGTTTAATTTATGCGTTTTTCATATTAACGACTTGAAATTTTATTTGTCTCTTATAGGTATTAACTTCACCCGAACTTTCAACCTTGATGTCAATATAATATTCATTTGGAATTTTATCTCGAGTATCGAATATGAAATAGTATTCATTTGGTGTTCTGTTTATTTGAGTCCAATCCTGAACCAAAACTTCAGTTTGACCTTCTCTAACGTAAACTCTATAAAATGCGGTTATTTTATTCAATAACTTTTGAGTTGTGTAAGCTTGTTTTATTACAACCCCAACTTTTCGAATGTCTGTATTATATATTTTTTCATCTTGTTTAATTCCATAATAATCAAAACCATATATTTTAGGTTCCTGAGAGGAAGTTCCAATTTGAATTGAGTTTTTAAGTGGAAGAAGAGTAAAATCGTTTGTAATGTTTGGTAAAGGAAAATTATTTAAACTCAAATTTGACCACACGTCAGAAAAAGTACAAGGAGTTTTATACCCATAAAATGCTGGTATAATTACCTCATAAACACCTTGTGTTCTTTGACAGGTTGTTAGACCTGTAAGACCCGCAATCGCATCCCCAGAACTATCTAATATTGAAACAAGGGGAAGTTCATCTAAGTTTACAGGGTTTCCGTTTTCATATAGATACAAATATAATTTATTTGCCTTTGCTTGAGTAAATAAATTTCTATCATCATCAATCAAATCGTTATAATTTGTTTCCAAGAATGGTTCATAAAATGTTTGAGTATGACGAGTAAAGAATTGAACTTCATACGCTTCAGTAAGACCTGTTAAGTTTTCAACTTGAGGTTTGAAAGCAATTCCCCAACCTGTAACATTTATTATTGTTCCATCTAAAATACCATTAATTTCATTTGTCATATCAAAACTGATATTTTCATTTCCAAATTGGAAGTGTTGTGTATCAACAATAATCAATGAACTATATGGTGTTACACCACTTTCAGTATTTGAGTACATTCCTGGTTGACTCCATTTGTCAATTGTTGTTGTTTGAAACCAATTTGATGGTCGTGTTGAGTAAGCTCTATCAATTCGTATTTCTTCTTTAAAATCAACATAATCATAACCTACTCCTTCATCCCATAATTGTGGTAAACTTGGTTCACTATCAATGTAAGGAATCCTAAATAATATCAAATCAAATGAAGTAGCTCGTAAACGAGATTGTGAGGTTTCAGTATTTAATTCATCGGGATTGAATGTTGATGTATTTGTCATTCTCAAGGTATGTGTCATATTGTTAGTACAACCTGTTTGTATTGTTCCGTCTTGAATTTTTTCCCTTAGTAAAGTTAGGTCCAAATCAAAAATGAATCTACTATATCCATTTGGATATTTTGAATACAATAAATTTCCGTAAAATAGTTCAGTAACAGGGTTTCTACCTGTGTTGGTATAACTATTTGAAATAATAGTGTTATTTTTACTGAAGTAAGAATTGTTAATTGACATTTATAGTTTTAGCTATAAATATCAATTAATCCTAATATATTCGTTGAATATTTTATCTGATTGATTTAAAATACTACGTATTTCAGCAATATTCACTCCACCACCTAATGGAATGGGAGGAGTTGGTGCTAAAGGATGTGTATGACTTTCTAAAAAAGTTACAATTTTTTCTAATAATGAAAGTAATTCATCCCCTCTTACGGTTGAATATGTTTTGGTTGCCCAACCATTTGCACCATTTAATTTTTCTTCACTGATACCATACAAAGTATCGGTTAAATCGTTTTCGGTTAATTGACCCCTTGGTCCTCCTGCGAGATAAGAAAACAAATAAAGATTTTGCCCTCCCATAATTCCTACGGTTGAATTTTGAGGTACGGTTTTAGTAAAAATTGGGGTTTCTACTAATGGAACGACGGGTGAACCAAATTGGGCTGAACTATTAAGAAATGAAGAAATTAACATAAACCCTTTAGGGTTTTTAATGTTATCTGAAGCTTTAATACCACCAAACATAGTTTTATAGTTGTTAAAACTTGTAGAACCCGTGGCGGTTGGGTTATTTGAATAAGAATTTTGTATTTCGACTAATCGTTTAGAAGGAGTAATAACTGCCGGAAGATTTTCTCCTTGTTGAAAGTTTTTAGGGTTATTAATAGTATATCCTGAAATTTCAGGTTTACCTCGTAACAAACTCATAACAAAATTGTTACAAAGAGCAAGAAAGTCATTCATCGATAAACTATTGAAAGAAATTTTTTCCAAAGCAGTAGAATAATGGGTTCCTGGTACTAATCTTAAAATTGTATCAGCGTTGAATTTTGCGGTAGTTGTTATTTCTGTCGGTTTTAAATTATACAAACCGATTGTTCCTGTAAAATTGTTAAATGAAGTTTCGATATTATCTATGTCCCAAATAATCATTTTTTTGACATATACGTTTGTTTCTTTCAACTTGATTTCAGTGTCACCAGGTGGTAAAATTTCAGTTTTTTGAGTAAACTGAGTTAATTGAAGAAACGCTCTCTTTGTGTACACCTGTGGTACTTTTCCTGTTTCGAATTTTATAACTTTACCTGCTCTGACCAAAACTTCATTTTGTTTCACAATAACATCCGATGTTCCTCTTCCTAAAAATCCGTTGTCACCAGGTTCTGGAAAAATACCTTTTGTTTTAGTTTCGTTCTTGTAGGTTCCATCTTGGTTTTTTATTGAGGGTGATTGTGCAACTCTTTCACCTCCCGCCAAAAACTTTTTTGATGAATTAAAATTTTCATAAAGAAAATTGGAAGGTGATGAATAAGGACCTTGAATGTAAAACTGACTTGTGAAAGGATACATTTTGTTTTGGTAAACAATGTGAACATATTCCTTTTCTTTTGGTACCTGACTTATAAAGTTAGGTATAAGGGGAAGAAAAATTAATGGGTCCCTACTTGTCCATTTATCTTTTGTTTCATCCCAATTTGGAACTGCCTCCAAAATAGATTTTTCATCTTTAGTAATTTCAATTGCCCTAATTCTTCCAAGCATCATTGGGTCTTTGGTATCTAATACGAAACCGGGAAAGATTATCTGATGTTGATTTATGGGTGTAATTTCCGAAGACATTCTATTTTGTTCTGTTTTGGTATTCTTTCAAAATTAAATTATATGTGTTTTCTAATTTGTCAAGGTGTTCAGAAAATTTTATTAAACTATTTTTTGTAAATTCAAAATCTTTTTTAATAAATTCTAAAACAAAAATTAATTCTTTATTAGGTTGATTTTTAAAATCACCTATAATTTTCAAAGCTTTTTCAGATTCTTCTTTCAGTGTCATAACTATGTTGATTTACCATATGCTGATATGGGTAATGTGAAACCCGCTGGAGTCATTGCTAAAGGGGGAACAGCAATTTGGGATTTACCATTTTCGAATTGTTCTTTCATTGAACCTTTTAAATCCGCTAATTTACTTAAAACAAATAAATTAGGTGAACCATCTTCCATAGGTCCAGTCGGAACTCCCATCTTTTGTAGTTCCGAAATTTGGTTCATAAAAGCTCTTGTTGGGGACGCTCCAGGAAGAGCTTGAGACGCGAATAATAGAGAGGTTGGTATATTATTACCACCTGAACCACCCGGACCACCCCATCCTGTAGTTAATACGGTAAAAAAATCCAATATTTCATCAACCAAACTTTTACATCGTCGATAATCTCGGATATACCTATATATAATATTAATAATTTGAATTAATTTCAAAATGATAATAATTTTTTTGTCTTGAGTTTCTCTTGCGATATCATTAATTATAGATTGGAGTAATTGGAAAATTTGTTTTTTTACATATTCAAAAAGTTTTTTTATAAAAATCGCCCAAATTCTTGATGCTATTTCAGTAAAATATTTTTTAAACGCTTTAATAAAATCTGTTATTGAGTTAATTGAATCTATAAATGTTTTACCTAGTGATTTAATCACAACATAAATTGGTAGAATAATTTTTGGTGTTAACAAAGCTTTCATAATTCCTTGTAGAATTTTTTTCACAAAACTTAAATCCAAAGAAGCCTTGAAATTAAAGTTCAAACCCAATTTTGCGTCAGGGTTATCTAGTATAGAACCTACAATATCAAACGCCGCGTCTTCCTCATCTTTACCTTTCAAAGTTAGAAGATTAGTTAAACTATTCATTATGGATTCAGTTTCAATTGGAACTTTAATATTATCACAATCTTCGAATTCTAAAACTCTATTTTTTATATTAGTTACGGTTTGTTGTATATCCCTAAGTTCAATTTCATTGAATTCAAAAAATGTATCATCTATTCCGTCATAAGCGTCAATTTTTGATATACCACTTACGTCTATTTCTTTTGCATTATCAAAACATAAACCTAAAACTCTTTGTAATATTTTGTCAAATTTTGTTTGTTCTTCAACATCTCCAAATCCTAACCCCGCTTTAATACTTACCGCCCCACAAAGAGCATCCATAATACAAGCAATTATATGTTTAAAATCAACAACTTTTATTGTTTTATAATAATCAATTATAAATTTACCCATTTTAGTTGGATTAGGTGTGGTTGGAAGTGTAACTTTCCACCAAGGTCCTGAAATATTATTATTATCAAATTGTACGTATTGTATATCAAATAATATATTTCCTGAAGCCCCAATATATAATTGACCATTATCAGTAGAATACGGATTTGGACTTTGAATTCTATTCCACAATTCTTTATTAAAAGAAAAAGGATAGTCCTGTACAATAACAGGGTTTCTTTCATAATAAACTCGCCCAACATCACTAGTAGGGTCTATTTTTAATAACCCCATAACATCTGTTGATGCAACTTTTATGTATAATATTTGTCCTTGGAACGCTTGTTCGTGGTCACAACCTGCCGCTTTTAGAGCTTCCTCCGCTAATATTTTTGCAATCTCAGGTTCTATCGTACGAATAGTTTTAATCATTAATCGTTTCACATATGCAATCGTACTTGCGCCACTTCCACCCATTAATGTACTTAAATTGAGTAATTGGTCAAATTGAGATTTTACATTGTTTTGAAAACTTTTGACATTTTCTTTGGCCGAATTAAGTGACTGAGTTAGGTTTGATTTTTGTTGTTCAAAACTATCCCCCGCTCTTTTTTGTAAATCATCGAACTTTTCCTTGGAATCTTTGTAGGTCTGTGCTGATTGTATTTTATCACGTACTTGACTATAAGAATCTTTTGTATCTAATGACATAATTATTTTTTCATTTTATAGTTTTCGTCATTATTTAAATCTTTTTCTAAAAGATTTTGTAACATATCATCATCCATATTCAAATCTGTGATTGAAAATGTTTCTGTATTACCTTGAGATTTTTCCCAAATAGAAGCTTGTAGTTTTGAAAGAGTAAGTTTCTTTTCAACACAATCATTCACAATTTTTTGTTGTTCTTTGATAATAGGACCGATTGTTTGCATATCCTCAGGGTCTTTCATCATCGACAACATTTTGTTTTGAATTCTAATTGCAGTATTTCTTTGTTCAACTAATTCGTTGTAGATTTCTTGCATGAGACCTAACATCGACTCTTTAGTTACATTGATTTGTTTTTTTTGTGGTCTTGGCATGCTAATAAATACGAAGGATTAAATTTTTATTTAATCATCCTTTGTAGGAGATTATAGTAAATGAGTTTGAACTTTTTCATTGAACTTCTAATTTCCTTAGTACTCAAATTAGTCATTTCGCGAATAGATAGGAGAATAACATTTTTATTAAACTTGTTATTATCAGTCCCAACAAAAATATCCTCGTAATTTTGAAAAATGTCGTATAAAGCTAAGCCCAATTTAACTTCACTTTCTGTTAATGAAGGTGACTTTATGAAAGAATCCAATTCATTCAAAAATTCCTCAATTATTTTTTGAAGATTAATGTCTTCTTCTTCGATTGAATATGAAAAGTTTTCATCATTCTCCAAATCTGAAGAGATATCTTCATATGAAATTTTTCTATTTATTTCTTTTTGGTCTTTTATTATTTGACCCATTAAATAGTTTTTACAAATTGTACCAAAGTATGAGTACGCTTTCTTTTCTTTGGAAGGTTTGAACTTTTCGATTTTGGTCATCAAAAACGAATGAGTGTCAGTATGAATTTCAATAAAATCCATATCCTTCCTATACAATTTGTATCTTCTGATAATAGAAGATATCATCTTGTCCAAAGGTTCCCTTAAAAACTCGTTATATATTTTGTTTCGTTCTTCTGAAGAATCTGTGGCTAAAAAATTTAGGACCGCAGTTTCTTCTTCGACATCAAAATAATTGGCTTTTTTAGGTTTCCTTCCTTTTCTTTTAATTTGATTTGTGTCGCCAGACAAGTTCAAATCCAAGGTCATTAAACTTCTTGAGTTTCATACTTTATGGCTCTATCTTGAATAAAGAAATATTCTTTTTTAGCCGCTTCAATCCAAAATTTCACCTCTGTTTCAGTTAAAGGATTTTCTCCGTTTTTGTAATTCCAAAAAATTGAACCTGGTCTTAAATTTTGATGTTTGTAACCAATTCTAGGTATTGTCATAAATTTTACAGAATTGTTAGTCATTCTTAAGAAGAATTCGTAACCAAATGTGAGTTTGAAAGTTGGTTTCATCAATCCGAAATTAACATATGACGATTTTTTAATAACCATTCCTGATGTTTGGAAGTTTTGAAATTGATGTAAAGTTTCGTTTGTTAGATAACCCATTTCTGCCGAAACATTTAATGCAAATGTCGCTTCATTTGTAAATCCGGCAAATACACCTTTTTCATCAATATCAACAACTATTGGTAAAAAAGCATCAACATCTGAATAAGATTCAATATATTTTTTCACATTTTTAAACCAAATTGCGGAATACTCGTCATCGAATTCAAATATTGAAATCCATTCCGACGATGAATTAGTAACTCCGTGATTGACTTGAGAAACAAAATTAGGTTCTTCAGTCCATTCTATCATTTTAACATTCAAACTTCCAAAATCATATTTTGATAAAAATTCTTTGAGTGTTGTTTCATTTGTATGAACAATTACAAGTTCATTTGGCAAAACTTTTTGAGTTTTAAGTGACTCAATACATTTATTAAAAAGCTCCTCGAAATTGAGAGGGGATGCTGATTTGATAGGTAATATTACTGATACATTTAAGTTTTGATTTTCCATAGTTATTCTACAGGTTGAAGTTTATTTATTTGTTCTTCGAACGAAGTTAATCTAGTTTCGATATAATGTTTGAATAATTCCACACTTTGTTTTTCAAAATCTGACTCAGACAATTGTGTTTCTGAAGTTTTTTTCATTTCTTCAAATAGTGTTTCATTAAGATTATCTTCTAACCAATTTTGTAAATAGTTGGCTATAAAGTCAGGAATTTGAACTTTGTTGTTTATCCAAAGACCATTATTTTCGTTCATCCACTCAGGAACCATATTAGGAACTAAACCTAAAACAGGAACCTCACATTTCATAGATTCTAATGGAAATGTACCATATGAACTTGATTCATCAATCCAAACTGAAAGACAACTATCTTTCATACCATTTGCAAATTCTTTTTGAGATAAACCTCTCATATCTCTAAACGTAACCCAACGATATTGAGGGAATTTAAGATAGAATGTTTTAATTACATTTATACTATCTCTTTGTTCTCTTGAGTGGATTGCGATGATTGGTTTTGAAGGTAGATTACTTGGATTAAATTCATTTGAAATGAAAGGTTTCAATATATCAAAAGAAACATTTCTCATTACACTTTCTAAGTATTCTTTGATTGAATTTGAAGTTGTGATACATTTCAAAAATCCTAATTGTTGCCAAGAAACGCCTGGTTGAAGAGTTTCTAATATGTGGTCATAAGCTTGACATAAAACAATTTTTCCACAAGGTAATTTTGTAAGTTGTGACATTACAAAACCGAATAATTCAGGTATTACAACAAAGTCCTCAGGAGCAACTTCTAAGTTTTGACCTTCAATTGCTTTATGTGGTATTGAATCCATAAATTCTTGACCTAACCAATTTGAAACACCAAAATAATCGGGTTTTTCGTGTAACATAATTGCGTTGTATCCGGCTTTTTTCAAACTCATAGCCATCTGATAAATGTATGCGATAGACGCTTTTGCACTTCCTTTTGTGTCTTGAACAAAGAAGTAAATTCTTGAATTTTTTTCTCTCAAGTTTTGAACAGATTTTTCAATTTTTGATATTTGTTCCTGATTCATATTTTTAGTATTTGGTTATTATATTTTTATTTAGTAGTGTGTTTAATGCAATTTTAAATGGAATACTTAATCCACTTGCTTTAAATCCCATAGTTTCGTCAACAAGTTCATTTTCTGTTAGTATGGTGTCTAATAACATTTTTACAAGTTCATACTTAACAACACTTATTGAGTTCTCTTCTTCAATAGTGCTATCTTCACCTTTTTTTTTGTTTGGTATATTGATATATTCTTGAATTTCATCTAAATCGATGAAATAATTTTCTCCTAATATTTTTAACATAATACTATCTCCTTTAAGATTTTTGAAAACTCGTTTATTTTGGTTATTTGATGTAGACATTTCACGTCTTTATTATATTCCGTCACATATTTTATTAATAATTTATGTGATGGATGACACAATAATAGGTCAGGATTTGATGTAAGTAAAACATCAATTTCATCCCACATAGAATTAATTGTTGTATTACTATAAAATTTTACCTTTTCAAATTGACAACCAAATTTGGATAGGAAAAATAACGAAGCCGGTTTTGATTTTCCAATCTCATCAGAGACAATTAAAAAATCGTGTTTATCTCGAAAATCAAAATATATCTGATTTAAATCGTTAAATGTTGTATATTCGGTAGATTGAGAATGACCAAATATTTCCATTGGAAATTCTTCATACAAAAAATTATACATCTCATCATCGTCTTTAAATTGAAAATGATTTTTCAACTCCAAAGAAGTAACAGGTATTTTCATCTCATATTTGAACTCTTCAGTTTCTTCAATACCTTCAACTTTATCAATTAAAAACTTTTGATAGGTTTGTTCTATTTTTTGAATAGTGTTTCGAAGAACCCCATTCAATTCGATACCAACTCTCATTAATTTTCGTATTTTTTTAAAATTTTAGTTATTAAAGGATTTCTCACAATATCACTATCCTTGAATTCAAAAACACCAACATCATCCATATTTTGGAATTTATGTATTGCATCATATAATCCACTTTGTGTTTTATCTTTGTATCTATCGGTTTGTTCTAAGTCACCTGATATAAAAAATTTACTATTAAATCCGATTCGTGTTAACAATAATTTCATTTGATTGGGGGTTGAGTTTTGAGCTTCTTCAAATATTAAAATCGAATTGTCAATGTTCATACCTCTCATGTATGCCAAAGCAAAAACTTCAATTATATCTAAATTTTTTAACGATTCTCGTGTTTCTTTACCTATTAATTTATTCATCAGATAATATGAAGGGAAAATATAAGGGTCAAGTTTCTCTTCAACATTACCAGGAAGAGACCCTAATTTTTCCTCGGCTTCAACTGCGGGTCTTACTATTATAATTTTCTCATACGGAGTTGACAGGTCTGACAATAGGTCAATTGCCGCTTTCATCGCAACATAACTTTTTCCGACACCAGCTGGTCCAGAACAAATTGTTATTTGATTATTTTTCAATATGTTATAGTATTTTTTTTGACTTTCAGAAAGAAATTTTTCTTTAGTTTTTTTCTTAACTATTTCACTGATTAATTCTTTTCTACTTTGATATTTTTTCGGTTCTAAAGAATTTTGATTGGGTGTTTTCTTTTTTATTGTCATTTTTTTTTTAGATTAGTTTTTTTATTATATATTCATTACTACTTGGTTGATTCGGACTATTTGTTTTCGAAATCAAATCGTATTTTAAACTTCCGATTACTTGATATTCTTTTGTACTTAATGATTTTACAATATCATTGACTGCATGAAAAACATCAGGGCTATGAATTGGGTCTAAATAATCATCAAAAACTATATATCCATTTTGATTTACAATATTTTTGTAGTTATTGAAATCTTGAATAACTGATTTATAAGTATGGTCCCCATCTATGAATAAAATATCAACACTTTTATGATTATCGTACACTAAATTAATTATTTGTTCATTATTTGAATCCCCTTTGATATAATCATAAACACAATTTTGGTTTTTAAATTTATTTACATTTTTTATTGGGATTTTCATGTCGATTGGATGACCAATATCAACACTGATTACTTTTTCAACGTCTTTATGTGAAGAGATTAAAGATGCTGAACCACCGGCAAATGTTCCAATCTCTAAATAAATGATATTATTTTTTTTCAAAGAGGTACATAAATCATAAATTATGTGATAATGATTGTGAAAAGTTTTTCCTTCCATCTCTGAAATTATAAGATTTACTTTATGTATTGATTCTTCGGTAATAGTTATACCAAACTTACTATTTTCGTTCATATCCCTCTTCTAAGTGTTTACAAGTTATTTTATTTATTAATGTTCCATTTTGTCCATTCGATTTCAAAAAATTTGTAATTCTTTGCCACATATCGGCATCACCAGGTAAACCTGAGATTCCAGTTTCCTCATACACATTCCGATGTCTCAGTGGAATTTTTTTAAAATTGATACAAGTTGAGGAATGAATTAAACCTTGTGGTTGAGGATAATAGTTAATTAATTCTTCAGAAGAAGATAATTCAGGAAGGACTCTGTTCGAAACATATTCAGATTTTGTACATAACCACAATGAGTTTGTTTTTATTATGGCATCATTTAAAACTAATAAATGGTTCGGATACCATTCATCATCGTGGTCCAAATGACAAACATATTCATAACCATCACTTATGGATTTATCGATACCATAATTATTAGCGTAACAACCAGCATACTTCCATATTAACCATTTATCAGTATAAACATCGCGTTCTTTAGCAAAAGGTAAGTTTTCAAAATAAATTTTATCTTGGGGATAATTTTTGAATAAAGAGATGAACTCCTCATTATTTTCGTATTTATCACCAATTACATAAACTTTAAAATTTTGATAGATTTGATTGAAAACACAATCTAAAGCGTTTTTTAGGTATTTTGGTGTTGACCCATCTTTTCTTTGATATGTGGTTATTACTATTGCGAATTGTATCATTTTATTGTTGAACTATAGATGTATGGGTTTGGAAATCCCCTTTCTATGAAATCCTTATCTAACATATTAGTATATCTAAAATGACAGGACCAACGTATTGTGTTATTTGAAATTTCACCTGAAGAATGGACTAAAAATGTTGAAAAAATTAAAATATCACCAATTTCCAAAATTGGTTGGATATAATCACCACTTGTTTCGACAGACGCAAATCCACCAATTTTTTTATATGAAAGGGCACCATTTTTATGACTTTTTGGCCAAATTAAAATAGACCCATTTTCCTTGTTTACATTTACTAAAGGAACCCACAAAACCAAAGAATCTAAACTTGACTCCATAGTACTCCAATCCTGATGTGGTGGAGTTTGATAATAAAATTTTTCTTTAGCTAATTTTGGATGATTGAAATATAACACCGGACGAGTACATAAATTTGGAAATGTTATTCCTAAACTTTTAATCAAGTTGATAACTTTAGTTTCTAAAGGTAATTTATAAAGTTCAATCAAACCAGTTTGAATTATTTTACCACAATTTATAAAAATATTTTGATGTTCATTGAACAATCTTATTATTTTATCATCAAATGAACCTGTGTAATTGAATTTTTGAAATTGGATTTCAAAAATATTTTCGGATTGTTTTTTTATTAAATTTACATAATCCTTTTTGAAAAAATCACGAATGATTATATAACCTTCCTCATCCAATCGGTTCTTTAATTGCATATCCAATACCTGTTTTTCCGAAACCATTTCCGTTATAAAACATAATAAATTTTTTTTCTTTTTGTACTATAAACGGGTAACACACCATAAAATTATCCCAACCGTTATCCTTACTAACATCTAACTCCAAATTATTAATTTTTTTCCATTTGAGGCCATCTTCGGAAATTGATTTTTTAATTCTATAACTTTCTTCGAGATTTTCTCTATATCCCAACTTATTTCTAACTGAATACCACATATGATATTTGTTTTCGATTTTCATAACTCTTTGAGACGAATACCCCCCTTCATTATTTTCCAAATTTATACAAGTTAATCCAAATGGTTTCCAATTTATACCGTCAATCGATTCCGCGTATTTTATATCATATGTAGGTTCCATACCCTTATCAGATTCAATCCAATTCAAACAGGATAAATACCACATTCTCCAAGTTCCATTTTCTATTAAAATACTTACAGTCCCAATATATCCAGGTTCAAGGTGAGAAGTGTTAAAAATTGGTCCTTTTGAAAATTTTTTC